GTCCGCGGTGATGGTTACGTTCGTTCCTGCCGTGAGGGTCTTGTCCTGGGGTACGCCTGAAGAGTCGCCAATCCAGATATTCCCGTCGGGTAAATTGGGCAGGTCGTTGGTCCTTCCCGCTCCAATTACAAGCAGCTCACCCGATGCGGCGGCCTTGGTGACCTTGGCTATCTTCTGAATGAGTGCCGTCCCCGTGGGCTTGGTCGCTGTCAACGCTCCGGCCGTGCCGACATACAGCTCGTCTCCGACACTGAAGGAAGAGGTGTTGATTCCGCTTACCTCCCCACCGATTACTACGACTCCCGTCGCTCCGTTGGCGATGTCATCGGAGACAATACCGAAGGCCGGCATACTGGAGGCCGAGCTGTTGTCAGCGTTGGCGACCTGCGTCTCTGTGGTATGCCCGGAGACATACACCGCGCTCCCTTTAGTCAGTGTCGACCCCGTACTGTTCAGCGCCGTGAATTGGAGCTGTGTCGCGTTGCCTACGCTGATACCTGCGGACAGGTTAGCGAAGCTGATCTTCTTCGTCTCGCTTGCTGAGTCGTCCACGATTGCGAACACGTCGTCGTTGGCGACGGTAGTCAATTCGGAAAGCTCGGAAATTTTGCTGTTTGCCATCTCGTTCTTGGATATACTGGGCGAGTTTCTCTTCGGCTGTCATCAATAGCGGATGCCGTAATCGCGCAGGATGCGCTGGATGAGTTTGTCGTCTCTGAAATTGGGGTATACGTTCAACCCTTGGGTGTAGTTCCGGACCGTCCGGCAGAGCTCGCCCGGCCCCTCGGCGTCCAGTGACGGAAACAGGCTCCCGTTGTTGTCTAGGTAGTCGATGAGCCTCTCGATATGGAACAGCCCCAAGTCCTTTGAGCGGTTCATGAGGGGCTTCATATCGCCGTAGGTGGCCGCTGTCGATTGCTCGGAGTCCATAACCGTCACCCCGTTGTTGACGATGCGTACACGGATAAACGGGAGCGCCTCAGAGAACGCAAGCTGCACCAACGCCGGGGCGATATAGGAGTCCATCAAGCTCGCGTCGTCGCCGGTGATAGTGCCCGCGGTCACCTTGGCGACTAGGTCGTCGTATAGGCTTTGTCCTAACGCCGGGAGTAGGTGCATCTCCTGAGCCAGCCGGATGTACGGCTGTAGGATTTCGTCATCGACAGATCCACCGAGGGCGGTCTCCTTCTTGAGCTTGGCCGGAGAGATGAAGAGGATTAGGTTCGCCATTATCGGGGGGTCGTAAAGTCACGAGGTTCGAGGAATCCGCGGTTCACCATATCGCGGGGGCGCTGGGCGACCTTCGGGTCGTTCGGTTGTAGCCTCTCCGCATCGGGGCCCGCGGCGCGGATTATCTTTTGCGCTTGGTTTACGCTGACCTTCTTGTTGTTCTTCTTCAGGTACGTCCGACGGCTCCAGAAGTGACGACACGACCCACCTCCTTTGTAGAAAAATAGGTTGTAGGTATTGGCACCCTCTGGACCCCATCCGGGATTCACGGCGCGGTTGGATGCTCCAAGGATGTCCTCCTTCCGATACACCTTTTTCGCGTTCATCATCTTCCTACAGAACTGCCTACTCTTGGCATCGGGCTGCGAACCAGCGTAAGAGTAACGGACCTTTATGAGGTCGGTGTCTTGTGAGCTCTTGCCGGCAGGGTTGGAAGACGGAACGCGGGCAAACGTCCACAGCGCGTCGAACTCTTGCTCCCTGTCGTAGTCGACCTTGCGCTCGTCAATGAGCTCGTAGTCTTCGTCCTCGTCTTCGCCCCTATCAAGCAACCAATCGGCCGCGGGGTTCAAGTCCCGGTCCGTTGCGCTGAACTCCTGCTCAATACCTTCCTTCTCTTGCTCGTCTACCTTCTGGACCTTGACCGCCTCGACATCGATGAAGTCGGCAGGCTTCAAAGTCTTAAAATAGAAGTCAAGGTCGATGCCGTTGACGTTGAAAATGACCTGCAGCCCATCTAACAGCGTCCGCTGATACGGCTTAATCACGGTATTCTGGAAGAGGCTGAAAGCATCGCGCAACTCATCGGCGTTATTGCCAAACCCGGAGCCGTCGCCACGGATACCAAACAGCAGGGGCGAGGTAATCCTGTGACCGGCCAATATTTTCGTGGTGCATTCCTTGGCAAGGAACTCGTACATCCCGTCGTTGTCGTTCGGGTTGACCGGAGTCAGCTGTGGAGCCGAGTCACTGCCATCGTTGAACGAAATAAGGAGACGCCCAGCGTTGCCCGATCCGCTGAATTTATCATTTACGTGGCGCTCTATAGTCCTCCTCTCCTCGTCCGTGGGGACGCCGTTGTTGAACGACAGAAGCATCGAAGGAAAGAGGCCGTTGCGGATGTTGTTCAGGTGGAACGAGCTGATTTCCCTGTCTAGCTCGACGTAATTCGTAGCGCCAACGTAATCGGGGAGGCCGTAGTAGAAAATCCCCGGCTGATAGGCTTTAATCTGATACACTACAGCCGCCTCGGAGCGGTCTTCCAAGTCCAGCGCGGGGTATTTGACGGGGGCGAAGCGGGGCTCCCTCATGCGGCTCCAGTCGGGACTGACGTAATAGCAATCGACGCGCCCTTGAGAGTCCGCTATCCCGGTCCGTACCGTATGGGCTGGCAGGAACCGAAGCTCTGCCACCTCCGTCCGGACGCGGTTCCAAATGACCTGAACGTAGCACTGGCCGTAGAGCTTCAAATCGAAGCACAACTGCCGCATGATATCGTCGTCGGAGTTCTCCAAGAGCTTCTGCGTCTTGAGCCACTGGTCGGGCTTCTCCTCCCTGTCGGTAGCGTCTAGGCCGTCGCCGTAAATCATCTCCGAGACACCATTGACCACGGCCGCCTGTATGCTCGATCCGAGATAGAGGTCCCGGAGGTAGTCGCCGTATTGATTGTCGAAACCGTAGTCGACCCAATCGCGGCCGGTCTTCTCTGTAAACAGCGGCAGCTCGTGAGTAGGTAACCCGAAGACGTTGAACTCGTGCTTACTCATAGTAGGTGAAGGTTTCGGCGGCGTCGGGTTGGCTGGTGTAGGTTGTCTCTTGGTACGCTTCCGTCGTTGTCGTGGCATCTTCTGTCAATAGTAACCCGCCGTCTTCCTTAGCTAGGAAGTCCCCGGATTCGGTAAGTAGTAAACCGGTCTGTGCTCCGCGCGAAAGATAGCCCAATCCCTTCTCTAGGATTTCGTCGGCGGTGGTGATATCGCGAACGTCAGACGCAGACGCCCGCTCAACGATACGGTACTGAATAAATCCCTCCGGCCATTGGGGTCCACTGAGGTCGGCGGACGTGTCAGCGGCTACCGTATCGGCTGAGAAGGTGAACGAAGTAAACCGGTCCGTAACAACGATGGTCGAGGCGTTGACCATGACCACCTTGTTCGTGGTCAAACTGGTCAGCTCCAACCCCAGCGCTTGAATCGTCGGGCCGTACTCGGCAACGTTTGCTGCACCGCGCTTTTCCTTGGGCGTGATGTAGAACGTATTGAGTACGCTGTCGGTGTTGTTCTTGAAGACCAGAATCATCTCAATGGTGGATATAAGAAAGGGCCGCCAATGGCAGCCCTTCCCAAAACACACGAAGCAAAGGAGACTTAACCCGCCGTGACGGTGACATTGCTAGGGGTCGTCAACCCATCAAATGGATAGACGGCAGTACCGATTCCGGCTGTCGCTTCCAGGAGGTAGTACGGAGCGGGCTCCCTACCGGCGAAGGTAAGGGTCGATCCAGACATCTCGTTGCGAGCGGCGCCAGAGGTGAACGTTCCCCCGTTCAGGTCCATCCCGTAGGTGGCCCCAAAAAGAAAGACGTTGTCGTTGTTATCGAGAACGAAGATTTGCGAGCGGTTGCGGCTGATGAGCCGGAGCTGTTCGGGGTCTTGTTCTTGGTGCTTCTGAAGGACTACGTTCAGCGTCTGCTCAAAGAGTGACGCCCCGGTAGCCGGGTCAGATTGGACGTTAACGGTGAAGGAAGACAGGTCCGGGCGAAGGTCGTACTGGAGTACAGTCATCGCGGGGAGGTCGGTAACGGTGAAGCTCTCGCCGGAGGCGGTTGCTACCGTCGCAGACCCTGCGGTTCCATCACCCGTCCCGGCGGCGGTCACAAGTCCGTCGGCAAAGTCACTCACGAAATAAATCCGTGAGAGACCTCCGAGGGCGTCCTTGCAATCCAGCGCGCGGCCGAGGGTGATAGTGCAGGCCATGTATTATGCGAATGCGAATCCTACCACGCCGTCTGTCGGCACGGCTACGTTAACACCAACCGCGAAGTTCATCGTGGCCTTGACGTTGTCGCTTCCGTCGTACTGATAGACAGGAATCAAAGCGGCGGCCTCGTTGCCTGTGTAGGCGTTGGTTCCGACGACGATGTTGTCAGGGTACGTGAACGCAATCGCGTCAGCGGTTCCGATTCCGGCGGTGGGGTACACTGGGTATCCGAGGTAGCTTGCGCCGCTCAGGTCCTGATTGTAACCCGCTCCGGTATTCTGCGCAGCTTGGGCTTGCTGGAAGAAGGCGTAGGCCTCGTATCCGATGTAGAAACCGGCTCCGGGCTTCAGCATAATTCCGGGAGTAGCGGCGACACCTGCAAAGACCTTATCCATCTCGCCAAGGATATTGGCAGCGGTGAACGTTGCGGCTGTGGTAACCTGCCCGAAGTCCTGCATTGCGCCGGCGTTGATACCTGCCTCGTCAATCACTCCGTCGTTAGACAGCAGACCCAAGCCCCAGATGGTGCCAGCGTCGCCGGCCCACAAAAAGGTTTCGAGGTTCTGTCCGGCCTTCTCAGAAACAGAAGAGAGGAGGAACTGCGCGAAGTCGGGAGGGATGTTGCCATCGCGGCGCATACGGCCTTGAGCGGCAATAAACGTCGGGAACATAGTCTTCCGGCAAATCGTTTCCTTGACCATCAAGTCGTTCAAGGTCACAATCTGCTCGGTGAGTGATGTGTTCGCTCCATCTGTGCCAGCGCAATCGGCGGCTTGGATGACGTCAGTCAGTCCGAGGTTGGAAATAACCGCCTTATGGACGACGCCCTCGATGAGGCGGCAACGGTTGTTTGTGATGGTCTCCGCACCGGTGACGGCGGCGGTAACATATGGCAGCGCCAACTCACCCGCGTAGGTGTTGTCGGTCACCGTAATGTCGAAGTCGTACTTCTTACTCTTTACTGGATTCATGAGAACTGTGAAATTACATTGTAGGCGCGATCTACGCCGGTGAGGTTGGGGTCAATTTCTTTGCTGAACTCGGCCTTCGGAAGAACGCGGTCCGGGTTTGCTGCGGGCGCCTCTTCCAACTTGGCGAGGCGGGCGCTAATAGCTTCGAGGGCCACCGTCATCTGGTCGGTGATTGCAGAGAGCTGCGAGGACATCTCCTCCTTCTCTTTCTCTTCTTCCATCTCCTCCTCTTTCTTCTCCTCTTCGGCTTCG